AGCAGCAGCAGCAGGACATGATGCAAAGCGAGCAGGCCAAGAACGTAGCGCCCTTGATTAAGGCTGTCGGCGGCTTGGGCGGTGCAGCATGACACCGATCGAGGCGACAAAGCTGGCGTATCGCCGCACGTTCAACACCGAAGACGGCCAGAAAGTTTTAGCTGATCTCAAGTCGCGCTTTGCGTTTGAGGCCAGCACGTTTGTTCCTGGTGATCCTCACTATTCCGCCTTCAAAGAGGGGCAGCGTGACGCTGTGCTTTTGATCATCAGGATGCTCTCGGAAGGCGCAATGAGGGAAAACACATGAGCGAAGAGACAACCCAGGACACTGGATCTCAAGAAGTCGCAAGCGCAGCTCCGGCTGCATCTGTCGGGTTCTTTGATAGCCTGCCAGAGGATTTGCGGGCTGAACCAAGCCTGCGCAATTTTACAGACCCCGTTTCGCTGGCAAAGAGCTACGTCCATGCGCAGCGGATGATCGGAGCTGACAAGATCCCGCTGCCAGGTAAGTCTGCCACTGATGATGAGTGGCGGCAGGTTTACAAGCGGCTGGGCGCGCCTGACAGCGCCAAGGGCTATGACTTCAAGGTTGGCGCTAATGTCATGCGCGACACTGAGCTTGAAGCATTTAGAACGGCCGCCTTTGAAGCTGGTCTGAATGGCAAGCAAGCTGGGCGTATTGCTCAATTCTTGGAAGGCACTGTGACACAGTCGCGCGCTTCTATGGAAGAGGGAACGCAGGCGGTTCGCTATGAGGGCGAGCAAGAACTGCGCCAAGAGTGGGGCCAGGCTTTTGACCAACAATTGCAGCTTGCGCACAAGGCAGCCGTGACTTTCTTGGGCAACACAGACTTGCTTGATAGTGTCGAACTGTCGGATGGCCGGTTGCTTGGTGATCATCCGGCGATCGTCAAGATGTTTGCCAGCCTCGCAAAAGAGATCGGCGAGGATAATCTATTGGGTGATGCCAGCGAGCTGGTGATGACACCTGCCGAGGCTCAGAATAAGATTTCTGAGATGACTAGACACGGAACCCCTTATTGGGATAAATTCCACCCTGAACATCGTGCGTATGTTGATGAGGCGCTGCGCCTCAGAGAGTACATGTGATGCAGCGGACAATCTTTGGACCCGCGCACCAAGCTTGTGAGACAGGCGGATTGACTGCCCAAGCAGTAAGCCCGACCCCGCATGGGATAATCGAGCGAAGAACCTTGAAACCTTTGTTGGAGTGAAGACACATGTCTACCCAAATCACTACGGCATTCGTCTCTCAGTTTTCCTCGAACATCCAGATGCTGTCTCAGCAAATGGGTTCGCTGCTGCGCAATGCAGTTGATGTGGAAACCGTGACGGGCGAAAAAGCCTTCTTTGACCAAGTCGGCAGCGCTGCTGCTGTCCTGCGTACCTCGCGTCATGCAGACACCCCCTTGATCGAAACGCCGCACTCGCGTCGTATGGTCACCATGTCGGACTACGAATACGCCGACCTGATTGACGATCAAGACAAGGTGCGCCTGCTTGTCGATCCTACCTCGACCTACTCGCGCGCTGCTGCAGCCGCTATGGGCCGTGCAATGGACGATGCCATCATCGCTGCTGCCCTTGGCACTGCGCTGACCGGCAAAGACGGCAGCACCTCGACTGCTTTCGCAACCTCGACCAACCAGATCGCCGCTGGCGCCACTGGCTTGACGCTTGCGAAGCTGATCCAAGCCAAGGAAATCTTGGACTCTGGTGACGTTGACCCGTCGATCCCGCGCTACATTGCGGTATCGCCGAAGCAGATCACGAACCTGCTGAATTCCACGACTGTCACGTCGGCGGATTTCAACACCGTTAAGGCCCTGGCTATGGGTGAGATCAACAGCTTTGTTGGCTTCAACTTCATCGTCACCAACCGTTTGGGCGTTGATGGTTCTGCAGCTCGCCGCGTCATCGCCTTTGCGGGTGACGGCATCAAGCTGGCAATCGGGCGTGAGCCTGTTGCTCGTATCGATGAGCGTGCTGACAAGTCGTATGCGACCCAAATCTACTATGCGATGACCCTTGGGTCGACCCGCATGGAAGAGAAGAAGGTCGTTGAAGTCCTTTGCACTGAATAAGGGGAGAAAAGCAAATGGCTACCGTTTATTCTGCGCAACGCACGAACGCCCGTGCTACCCCGTCCGTTAAGAACAAGGCCAACGAGCTTGGCGGCCGCGTTCGTATCGCGCACGGCACTTACACTGCTGCTGCTTTGCAGATCGGTGATGTGGTCGAGATGTTCGTTCTTCCGGACGGCGCTCGCATCATCACCGGCTTCTTGGCAAACGCAGCTTTGGGCGCGTCGACCACCCTGTCGGTTGGTTATGGCGCGCACAGCACTGCAGCTGGTGCTGCCGTATCGTTGTCGGCCGCTGCCTACTTGGCAGCAACATCGACTTCGTCGGCTGCTAAAACCGCAGTCGCGGCGACTTTGGCCCTTAATTCTGGCGTTGAAATTGACGCCAACAATGGCGGCCAGCCTGTCACGGTTACTTTGGCCGGTGGCGCCGCAACTGGTGCGATTGAACTGACGATCATGTACTCGATCGACTGATAAACTGAGGGGGCGGGAAACTGCCCCCTTAACCTTCAAAGGGGCTACCGATGACCAGCACAGTAGACATTGCAAACTACGCGCTCAACATGATCGGGGCTTCCAACATTTCTAGTTTTGATGAAAACAGCAAGGCAGGGCGTTTGGTCAACCAGCGCTATGCCGGTGCGCGTGATGCCGTCTTCCGCTCACACCCTTGGAATTGCCTAATCCGCCGCGCCGCGCTGGCTCAAGAAACCCAAGCGCCGGCCTTTGGCTACACCTACCAGTATGCGCTGCCGACCGAGCCGTACTGCCTGCGCGTCTTGGAATTCTCCAACGGCTCTTTGTCCTATCCGCAAGATAACATGTTTTCAAACCGTGGCGGCCCTGTGTTCGTAATTGAGGGGCGCAAGCTTCTTACGGATGAGGGCAGCGCCCAGATCAAATATGTTGCGCGTGTCACTGACCCGCAAGAATACGACGCCAGCCTGGTAGAGGCCTTGTCTGCGCGCTTGGCGACTGAAATCGCCTATGCCATCACCGGATCGACCACGGTTGTTCAGCTGGTGACCGCGATCTACGACGAGAAGATGCGCGAGGCCCGTTTTGTTGATGCCACTGAAGGTGCGCCGCAGAGGATTGAGGCCAGCGACTTTATCGAATCGAGGTTCTGATGGCTCGTTCAGCACCGGCTCTAAGCTCATTCACAGCCGGCGAAATCTCGCCACGGCTGGAAGGCCAGATCACGCTGGAGAAGTACCGGCAGGGTTTGTCTACCTTGACCAACATGGTCTGTATGCCGCACGGCGGTGTGACCCGCCGCCCAGGCACTGAATTCCTTGGTGAAGTCAAAAACAGCGCAGCCAAGGCGCGTCTGATTCCGTTTCAGTTTAAGACCAGCGACACCTACATGTTAGAGTTTGGGCCTCAGACAATGCGAGTGTACCGCAATGGTTTGCAGGTTCTGACCGGCACGACTAGGACAATCACAGCCGTGACGCAGGCAAACCCTGGTGTGTTGACTTCTGCAACGCACGGATTCAACAACGGCGACGAGATTTACATCACCGGCGTCGGCGGCATGACGCAGCTGAATGAGCGCAACTACATCGTCGCAAACGTCACAGCCAACACGTTCACACTGAAAGACTTGTTTGGCGTTGCAATAAACACAACAGCCTTTACGGCCTTCACCTCTGGCGGCTCAACCGACAGTGTCTATCAGATTACGACGCCTTATGATGAGGCCGATCTGTTTAGCCTGCGTTACGCGCAGTCGGCCGACACGATGTATATCGTGCATCCAAACTACGACATCCGCATCCTTGCGCGCACAGGATCTGCGGCTTGGACGCTGACCACAGCAACGATCATAGGCACACCTTCTCCCGCACTGAGCGGCGTAAACAATCGCCCCAGCGTAGTCACGTTTTTTGAGCAACGGCTGGTGTTTGGTAACAGCAACAACAACCCGCAGACCCTGTGGTTCAGTAAAAATGGCAATTACCTGAACTTCACAATTGGCACGGCTGACGATGATGCGTTGATCTATACCATCGCTTCTAGCCAGGTAAACGCGATCCGCTATTTGTCGGCAACAAGGGTGCTGGCGCTCGGCACCTCTGGCGGAGAATATGTTGTGACGGCCACCAGTGACGGCCCGATTACGCCGACCACGACGCTGATACGGAAATACTCCAACTATGGCGTTGCTGCGGTTGAGCCTGTGCAGGTGGCAGATGTCACGCTGTTTCTGCAACGTGGCAATCGCAAGATCAGGGAATTCAAGTACGTTGGTGACGTAAACGCAGATGCCTATACGGCGCCTGACATGTCGATCTTGGCCGAGCATATCACCAAGGGTGGCATTACGCAGTTTGCCTATCAACAGGAACCCGACAGCGTCATCTGGATGACCCGTACCGACGGCACTCTTGTCGGCATGACGTACCGCCGCGAAGAGCAAGTGGTTGCATTCCACAAGCACATCATCGGTGGCACATTCAACGGCGGCCAAGCAATTGTTGAAAGCGTTGCGACACTGCCATCTGAGACAGGCGAAGATGAGCTTTACATGGTGGTCAAGCGCACAATCAATGGCGTGACCAAGCGCTATGTAGAGCTGATGAAGCCGTTCAACTTTGGCAGCGTCACCACCGGCGCGTTCTTTGTGGACAGCGGCCTGGCGTACAGCGGCTCTGCGGTGTCTAGTCTATCCGGCC